GTTAGGAACCGGACACGTAAAGTTTTTCTACAATAAACTCAAATACCTGCATGTCCGTTACCAATTGCTATACGCTGAATGCCTCGCACGTGGGTTTAATGTGACTGACTACAATGAATGCTTTACAGACCTTCCGTCAGATCTTTACAATGACTACGTTGAGACAGATCGAGATCGGGTGATCATTTTAGAACGTTTAGCAGAAAAACTGAGTAAAAAATAATCGTATAAAATCGTAAACATGACAACTATCAAAACATACAACGGACGTAATGAGGGGACGTTCTATATTCAATCCAAAGGAAACTATGCAGGTCGTCCGTTAAAGGATCCTATTCCAAATTGCTTTGTAGTTAGCACAGACGTTGAGAATGCGTTTGAACGTGCCTATGCTTTGTTTGTATCCGGAGCGTATAAACGTGACATTATTGGATCTGTAATTCCATTCATTCACAAACGTAACGTTGAACGTCAATTGATCCCGGAACTTCAATCGCATTTCAGCAACTTAAACCAATTGGAGGCGGTTCGATTAATGGACGAAAATATCGCGATCATGAAGGAAAAGATCAGGTTAATGGAGCAAATGAAAATTGCAATGGCAAAAAAATATTTAAAAAAATAACCGGGATCGCTTGTGAATATAAATTTAATTTGTATCTTTGTTGGGTAATCAATTTAAAACATAGAAAACATGCAAACAGAAACTCAAATTTGGCAGGGTATTAAAGTGAAAAGCACTACGATCGATCCACGTTACGACATGTACCACGAAGCGTACGTGATAGGATACAATCCTTTTACATGGAAATTCATCGTGTGCGACAGCGAAGGATACGTTAAACACTCGTGTGGGATCCGGAATTACGACGGCACAGAGTTGTCAAAACAGGACTATGCACGTATGATCAATGAGATCAAAACCGCAGGAATTCAAGCGTTATCAGGATTAAGAGATACAATGTCAACGTATAAGTAATGGAGACAAAAACAAAACAAGCGCAGGAAAAGTATATCGCAGGGGACTTTATCGGTTCCCTCCGATTGTTTCACACGTTCCGGATCGGAATGACAAAGGACGAAAGGGACGTAATCAAAACAGCGTACGAGATCATGACAGGAAAAGGATCCTTTTATGCGCAGTTAGGGATCGATACAGACGCGATCGTAAATCAATCGAGGGATATTATTGAAAGTAAATTAATACGGCTATGAGACAATACAACGTAATCAATGAAGACGGTGAGGAAGTAAGCAACGAATTCCTTGACGCAATTGCCCGTTTTTCGACGGACATAAATGACTTTGTTCGTAAGGTGAACTATGGAATAACAAACCACATGGTAAGCATAAGTGAGGACAATGATCGTGAGATCCGGGCATATTGGAATGATCACTTCGTCGATACCGGACTCGGCATTTAACATTTGTTGAACAAAAATGAACAAAGTAAAGGAAATAAAAGTAAAAGAAAATAAAATAATACACTACGTTATGTCGGTTGTATGGCTTATTGTTCTTGGTTTTATTGTTTACAAAGCATTGACGGATCAAAACTGAAACGTTAAAATTTGCGTTTGAAACGTTAAAATTTCATGTCACCGCTTGACAATACAAATTAAATTTATATCTTTGTTGGGTAATCAGTTATTAACATAAACATTTAAGCATGAAAACAACCATTGAAAAACACGTAGACAACTCATTCTTTAACAGAATTCTTTACGTAATCAAAATCTCAGTAAACCGGGACGACATGTTCGTTAGAATGAACATGATCTTTAACGTTCTCGAAGGATCAAAGGACTTTAAGTTTGGTTTTGGAGGATCCCACATGTGGGTAGCAAACCAACAAAATGAGCGTTTAATTATTGTTACATTTTAATTCCGCAACCATGTTTACAATTGAAATTTCACTTAGAGACGCATTATTAGCGCAGGACATTTTATCTGATAGGAGCGACCTTCGTGGTTGCTTTTATTGGACTTCAACAAACTCAATTGACATTGAATGCGTTGAGGACTATATCGAAATCAAAGACATTTTAAACGTAAGCGCTATCGAATTTCAAGCGTTTGAATTTTATTACTCATAATTCCCGGAACATGAAACAGGTAACATTTAAAGAGATCAAAGCGTTAAGATCTGAATTCCAAAACGCACAACTTGAAAAGAAAAGAAACCTAACTTGGTTTAACAATTGGATCGAAAAACTGAATGACTTATTGGCACAGCATAACGAATTCGTGGAGGAAAAGATCCGGTTAGGAATATTTGGAGACAGGTTCAACAACGTTTACGATCAAAGGTATGAATTGGAACAATTAATTGAGTGGGTTGATCTTTGCCGTTGGAGACGCCATTGGACGTATGCAGATTACAATTCACACTCGTTAATAGTGAATAACATTGACTGAGTATAAAGGACGTCTTAGAACGTCTTAAAAGCGCATAAAAAAAAGGGACGTAATTAGTCCCTTTTCTTTTCTATCGTGGTCGTGGTCTATAAACCTAATAGAATTCGGATCTCGTCCGGTGAAGTCATTACACCCATGTCGATCATTTTTTGTACGGCTTCCGCCCGGATACGCATGACGTCTGCCTTTTCCTTTTCGTTTTCCTGCAATACAGGTACGTGGGAAAAGTCCGGTACAAGCATAAAACCTGAGTCCGTTAAACCTAATTGGTGACTAATTGTAGAATACATTTGTTCCGTCTCCGGTATAATTGTATCCTGATAAGTCATTCGCATACCTTCGCGGACGTTAGTAAACGTTGCTCCTTTGGACTGACTGAATAAGTAATAAGACAACCCGTAAGCGTCAATGATCGCCATTTTGTCCTCAGTTAATTCCTCAAAAAGCATAAGATCTTTCGTCGGGTAACTTAATGGAGTCCATTTTACGTCAGACTCAGTAATGACCAATTGGTCTTTATTACGCTTTACCCAATCTTTTTGTATCTCGTTTTTTTCCTCCGGATCCATAGGAATAACTCCGCCCATGTCCGACTTGGTAGACGACAGGATCCCTATTGCGCCCATATTTTCGAGTAGAACGTTTCTTTTGTGGTATCCTGCTTTAATATTCGATAAAGGATATTTGAGCGTGTCTATGCGGTTATTTGGATTGATCAAATTAACTCCGTCAGGGGTGTTAAGGTAGACCATGTTTTCGACTTCAATTATTTCCTTTTTTTCGTTGGTATACCAAAACTCAAACTTTTCAATAATTCCCTTAATGTCTATTTGATCCAATAGCGTACCGGTAAGAACTATTTTTACTTTGTGCGAAGGAATAGGTACAATAAGATCATGAAAGTCAAATGAACGTTTAGGTGCATAAGCAAAGGAATTATTGTAAAGACCGTCGTTGACCGCAAGTGAATATATCACGTCACTCCATGACTGAGTTGGGTTTGGTTTATTGATCAGATTGTAAACCCAAGGGTGTTCATTTACTTCGTTTCCGTCGAGATCGACTAACTTCGGAATACCGCTACTAATCATTAATGCACGTTTGTTAATGATCGTCCTCAATTCAGGAATACTCAGATATAACTCATAAGGTCGATCCGTATCAACCCAAACGGCACCTGTTTTTCCCCACATTTGAGACTGACGTCGTCCAAACCATTCCATAAATTTATCGGTTTTTCCCGACGACCAACCAAAAACACTCGTCCAAAAATTATTGTCCATATTCGTAAAATTTGTAATTTCGTAACAAATTTAATTAATTTTGAAAGTAAATTTACGCAAATGAATAAAAGAACCAATACGTATTCATTAAAAGGATCCGGTTTGATCATGAAGGACATCGATCTCGCAAAGCGTGAGGTTGCTGTTTACCTTAATACATTCGACGTTATTGACTCACATCAGGACATGATTGTTAAGGGTGCATTCGAGCGTTCAATTCGTGAGCGTGGATACAATTCTGAAAGTAATCGAAAAATAGCATTCCTGCGTCACCATGATTGGCAACAGCAAATCGGAAAATGGACTCGCATGGAGGAAGATACAAAAGGACTTTTTGCCGTAGGTCAATTAGGCACTTCTACGAAGGGTGAGGACGCATTAAGAGATTACGACGAAGGAATAATTAACGAACATTCGATCGGTTTTTCATACGTGAGTGACGGTATTAAATGGGTTGAGGACTTAACAAATGTATCAGGAGGTTATTTCCTAGTTACTGAGTTAAACCTTTACGCAGTATCCGCATT